CCATGGATCGCTTGTTTGATCCTACCGAATTACGTGCAAGAAAGATCAGCAATTTTCCTGCCTTGATTAAAACTTACATCAACAGTCGTGTGCGCGGCGGCAGCTATGACAACTTGGTAAGCGGGTTTGGGTCGTGGATACAACAACAAGAACCTGCCAAAGCTCCGAGAATTTTTGAATGGGCAACCGAAAACAAACAGGCAGTAGCAGCACTATTCCAAGCATTCATTGAAGTGTCCAGTCTTAAAAATCAACTGGTGCGTCAATTGGATTCACAGTCACAGGCAGTGCAGGCCAGCATCAACAACGAACCCGGGCACGAAGGATATGTGGGTCAGGGCATGAAATTTGTTGATCGCATGCGATTCAGTGCTGCCAACTTTGCTAAAAACAATCCTGAATTGGGATAGGTACTGACCGATTTCTGACTTTTGGTATAAATAAGTGCAGGGACGAAACATTCCCACTTAACCAAGGAGCTTTAAAATGGCATATTTTCCACCCGCAAATGGTGATGCACAACCAGTATACGCATTAGACATCAACAACGGCCCACAACAAGGCGTTATCACTGCTGCTGCACTAGTGCAGATGGCAGGTCCAAAACTGGACTTTTTCAACGTTGTGGTTCAGAACGGTTCACAGCAGAACATTGACTTGCAAAACCAGTTGGGTAATGTAACATCAGGTGTTTTCACACCAGGTGTTGTTGTCCAACTTAATCAAAGCATTCAAACTACAGCTACTATTGCTATGTACCAAGTTGAAGCTGCTTCAGCTGGTCAGATCAGCTACGCTGTTTATCCAAGTGGCGCTTACACAGCAGCAACTCTGCAAGCTCAACTACGTGCATTAGGTAACATTCAGATCACAGCCAGCGATGGTACAGTGACTGGTGTTAACGTTACAGGTACAGACGTTGTAAACGTAGGTTTCAAACTAGCTGCAAGTTAATTTCGAGTCAGTTTAGTATAGACTCAAGCCCTGGATTTATTTCGGGGCTTTCTTTTGACCATTAAATACCTATACTATGCAACCACTTAATCCAATTACATTATGGCCTGTTTTGATGTACGACTTTCAGTGGGCCGAACACAATCAACATCGAGATGAAATTGCCCAGGTATGTTATGATCTCGAAGCAAAGAAACATGTCAGTAATGTAGCGCCAGATGCCAAACGAGGCCTATACGAAAGCGGGTTTGACTTTGTGACCACAGATTCGCCTGCTGTTCTTGCATTTAGTCACTGGGCCAAGCAATGCTTGTTCCGTGCTGCTGCAAATGCCAATAAACCATACTGGCCCGCAGGTATGAATGTCACAGTTGAAATACACGAATCCTGGTGCCACATTACCCGCGACGGTGGCTATCATGACACACATGCTCATCCGGGTAGTTCTTGGTCTGCTATCTATTATGTAGACACCGGAGACATGGGTGCTGCTGAAGATAAAAATGGAGTCAACAGATTTTATAATCCCAATCACTGTGCTTATGCAGATGCCGGAATGGCTTGGGTAAATCGCAACACCAGTATTGATTTCAGAGCTGAACCTGGCATGATGATTGTTTTCCCCAGTTGGCTACAACATTCTGCTGTTGTTTATCGAGGTAACAAGGATCGTATTGTTATTGCATTAAATGCTAGAATTACCAGATCTGACATGAGTTCAGTTGGCTTATCCATATGATACGTGTAAAATGTAGCACCCGGTTTGATATCACCGAAACAGGTGTAAAAAATCGTTCCCATAAAGCTCGAATAGTATTTCGCGACGCCACTGGTCGAGAGATAACCAACGAACTTGAATGGAACCGCGCTAGAAATCAACAGTGCAATTGGGAAACTGTCAATCAAGTTATTTCGCTAAGAACCTTGCCGGAAAACATCAGTCGACCGGTACACAAGGCTGATATTGGTATTTGGACATTTGAATTTGCAGTGGTAGATCCTGCATCTATCACGCATGATAGCAACCCAGTCGGTTATCTGTTGAATGACTGTGCAGATGTTCCTATGATACTGGGCTTGAACGAAACGTCCAATATCACACCATTTTTAATCAGTTCCGGACCAGATGCCAACATCTGGTTTGAGGTCTTAGCATAAATAATCTGTCTAAGGATACATAATGGTCGACACTACTGATATCGAAAAAAAGAGCTTAGAAGCACACGTTGAGTTATGTGCCGAACGTTATCGTTTCTTGGAAGAAAAATTAGAAACAGTAGAAAACAACACTGCTCATGTGACCACAATGGTCACTGAGATACGCAACATGGTACAAGACATGCATAAAAAACGTCAAGATCAACTGTTGAGTTGGGGTGTAGGAATCATTGCAGCATTGACTTCGGCGGTTGCGTTTTTATTAGTGCAATACGTGTTTTAATGAAAAAATCCAATAATCTTGACAAGCTGGAAAAACTGCTGGAGCCCGAATTAGATCAGCTCAAGCAAAACATAATCTACTGTGACGACGGCAAATACCATGTGTTTACTCAATACACAATCGACAAACAACTCAATGACACATATTTGACCTGTAAACAATACCAAGACCCAAGAACATTTAGTACACTAAGATTTGCGTTGAGCTGGTGTATCGCCGACAAGTATGGCAAATTGGATCTTGCTAGTACCATTGTAACTTTAGATCAACAACGATACACAATATTAAACAATGTTAAAGTTAGACAAACTTTAGCTAAAAAAATACAAGACCCTGTTAGAAAAGAAATAGTCGAATTAAAGATTGCTAACAAAAAACACGGACTTGTACAGATAGAAAATCAGTTGACCAAATGTGTAAATTTGGCTAAATACTGGCAGATAAAAGGATTTAATTGCGATGAAACTGCAAGAACTAGACACTCTCAAACAACAAGATAAAGCAGAACAAGTGCTGGAAAATCGACTGGGTCACTCAGTCTCTTTCGACAACCTTAGCTTGTATGAATCACGTCATATGCTGATGCGTGTGCGAGGACTGCTCAATGAACACCGTTCAAGCACTGCTTTTCACTCAAGCGAGCGCAATCCTGCTTATCTCAAATTGCTCATGATTGAATCCGGTCTCAAAGGACGACTCAAAGAAGTTGCTCCTGTAGTTCCAGGACAGCCGGCTGCAGCTCCAGGTGCAGCACCTGTTGCAGGAACCGTGCCTGCTACAGGTACTGTGGCAGCAAAGCCTGGACAACCTGCTGCTGCGCCAGTTAATCTCAAAGACCCCAAGCTGATTGCTGCCACTAAAAAATCACAATCTGGACAACAGCTAAATCCTCAAGAAAAAGAGATGATGGCTGCTGCTGGTGCTGCTGCTGTGGCTATGCAAAAAGAGTCAAAATTGGGACGTCGCAGACTCAGAGAAAGCGAACTGCAATCAGCACAAGTTGTGTTGGCAGCGCAGGACATGATTGACCGAATTCAAAAGATGCTGGAAGAAGTTTCAGAAATGCAATTCAAAGACCTGCCAGCTCTAACTGACTCGATCAAGAACGACATGGGAATTGATCAAGCAACACAATTTCAAAGTGCCAGTGCTGCTGCATTGACACAACTGTTGCAAAGTTTGCAACAAGGCAAAACACAGATGGAAGCTGCCCAAGGCACACTAACTGGCCAAGCACCTGTTGTTCCAGGTCAAGAACCTGCTGCAGACATGGGTGCAGATCTCAATGCAGAACCTGCTGTTGATGCTGAAGTAGCTGTTGACGCTGACGTTGCACCGGCTGATGAAGAAGAACCAACACCACTAGGTGCTCCTGAGGCATTAGGCCGTGAGCGTCGCAACGCAGGCGGTATGATGGAAGGCACACATACACGTACCAATACATATCGTATTAACGGTCAAGATATGATTGAATATCTTGCCAATGAGACAGGTGCTCAAGTAGAAATGCGTGGTGATGATGTTGGTATCTTAACAGTTGATACTATTACATTTCCTAGGCTAGCAAAATTGGCTGCTGATTTAGCTCAACAAGGCAAAATCAAAGCAATTGCTGGTCCGGCAACCAGAGACATGACAGGCAGAGCAGTGCCTGTTGGTGGAAATTATATGTCTGGTCCTAGTCGCCGTGATATTGGCGAAGCAGCCAAAAAGAAAGGCAAGAAGCCAGACTTCCTGGATCTTAACAAGGATGGCAACAAGAAAGAGTCAATGAAGTCAGCTGCAGCTGACAAGAAAGCAGGTCCCAAGAAAGGCGTAAATCCTTTTGCCAAAAAGAAATAATGAAACTGATTGAATTTGAAGTAAATTCAGCCAACACACAGGAACTTGCTGCATTAAGCCAGTTTCTGCTGTCTCGTGCCGATGATCAATCTTCGTCTAAAACAATATCAATAGATGCTTTTTTAAAGTTGGCCGGCAACATGGGAATCAGTTTAACTGATTCTCAATTGCGAAACATAGCACAACAACCTCCCTTGAGTGGA